GAACGGGGGGTCGGTGGTGTTCTCTTGCTCTCAAAAAACCGCCCACCCTTCGCATAATTACATCGTTTGCAACTTGCAACTAAATTATCATCACTATCTAAACCACCAAGCCTTCTAGGTATTACATGATCGACTGTATCTGCTTCTTGGTTGCAATACTGGCATATAAACAGATCTCGCCTGAGTATTCGACTGCGTATGCTTCGCCATTGTCTGGTCGAACCACTTGCTCTTAATGCAGACTTACTCATCAGTAATATCCTTTACGATTATGGAAAGACAACGCTTGGCAAGGTGTGCCATGCTTATACTCAATATAGCGTAATCCAATGTCTATCTGTTTAAATGGATTAGTTTCTTTCAGCTTTAAAATTTGTGGTATTCCATAAGCTGTAGATTTAGGATTATCTGCTTTTGGATTCCATCTACTTTCTTTGAACCATAACTCATCTAAACAATAATACTCATCTAAATCATTTAATTCTATAAATGCATATTGCTTATAATGCTGTGTTTTATATTGACTATAAGCAACGGAATAATCTTTTGATAAGCAACTGCTAAATGCAATTAGCAATAGGGTGAGCCAAACTCTGCGCCTTCCGGGTCTAGCCGTTGGCGACCCAGCTTTTCGACTTAAGGTCGAACGCGTGTTCAGGGTAGCACACCAATGCAAATCAATTAACATAACCGCAGGTCAGACGGCAAGTCATAATCCGTAGATCATCTTGCTCTAACCAAGTCTCTGCATAACCAGCATCACTCATTGCACACCTCACAGGTAACACCATCTGGCAAAACAGCTGTTAATTTGCATCCTTCACATTGACCAACATTCATCATTTAGCCCCAATCAATTCACAAGTATGACATTTCTGATCTACAAATTGCCATGATCCACATTTATCGCAACGGATTACAGGCTCTTGAGTGTCAGTTGCCTCTGCTAAGTTCTTTGTTCCAATAGCACAGCATTTAAGGCATTGGAATACTCTGAAACCATCAGCTGCTTTGTAGCCATCCATCCAAATAAACTCTGAATTGGCTGAACAAAAGTTACATCTAAACTTAACCACCTTTACCAGCCCATCCTGTTCCTTTGAAAATTGCTGGAACTGCTGTGAAGACACGCGTTAATTCAAAGCCACATACTTGACAAAGAGGGATTTCGTGCTGCATCGGGAGATCCAATACAATACTCGACCCCTCTCTATCACAAGCGTATTCGTAATTAGGCACTATGGAATTCGATTGATTGAATGACAGGAATAGCATCGAAGCAGATCGCCCTCGTGAAGTAATCTGTCATCGTTGCAAGTATCACAAACAATTGTTGATGGTTCTACTATAACTCCGTTATCTGTAAATTTTGCAGTTAGACCAGAGCCATCAATCATTATCATGTCAGCCATTTATTCCTCCTCTCTAAAGAACCAACTGCCATTAGCAGCTGTTACTGCCCACTTAGCATCGCATTGCTGACCTTTCGGTGCGCTGCAAACATAGCCAAAATACGGCTTACCAGTTTTAGCAGTTCCTTCTTTTAATATCATCAAGCCATGTGTGCATTCTTGCTGTTTAGGTTTGGTTGATAAGGCTTCGGCAACATCACCGACTGACCAAGTTGTCGGTTCGCTTGCTGGCTTAGCATCATCTGCAAATGATTTTCTGAGTGCCATTTCAATAACTTGCGAATTGCCACTTCTGCCATAAATGTTTTTAATTGGTTCATCATTCACCTTTTTCATGTCATCCTTTGTAGCTGTTTTGTCTGATCCTTTAAGTAAGATTATGGCTCGCCCAAGTGCGCTTGTTGCAGTATCCTCAACATAAAACTTTTTCATGTTTTGGATATAACTCTCGCGTGCGCCAAATGCAATGTTGCTAACTGCCGGTGATGTGTCTTTGCTATCTCGCCATAAGGTTGCTTGCACCAAGATATAACCATTAACTGCATCATGGCTGATTACAGATATATCAGATCGACCCGATGGAAAGTTAAATATAAACCATTTGTTAAGAGTAGCCACATCCTCATAATCGGCTAAGTTAAATGCCATTATTATTTCCAATCGTCTGTGTCGTCTTGCATGGCATCTGTGATGCTTTTGGCAATACTGATGTAGGCAAGGCAATCCTCGTAATTGTCAAGTTTCGCAGGATCTTCAGCTTGCCGGCTGATCTTGACCAATGCCATACAAATTGCCACTTCATTTGGTTGGATTGGATAACCAATATATGCACTCCACAGTTCGGCAATCCTTTTGTGGTTTGTAATTGGATGCCCATAGTTGACACCTCTCGCATGAATAGTTTTGATGACATTGTCAAATAACTGTTCAGTTGTGGTTGTCATAGTCAAATACTTCATCGGATTTCGCCTGTATGTTTGTTAATCGCCTGTGAGATTGCCAGCCAGCCGATCTACCAACCCAATAACCACGATCAAATGCTTGATCCATTATTTTTGTTATTGCCCACCAGCCTATTACTATACCCAACATGCAATAAAGCCATAACCAGGGGGTTGTTGTTTCTATCATGTCGCTCCCTACATATACACAGACGATCTGTGCATACATAAAGTATGACCTAAAGCAATGACCTTCGGTTATTTACTTTCGGCGTGTTGTATAACGATTAGATAACGCTAATATCCTCAAAATCATCGATATGGTCATCAATCGTGCGGTGCTTATAGTCTGTTTCAAGCCCCATATACCTTGCCTTCAAATATGAAGCTGCCATCTGCATTGATTGGAATAGTAATTACTTGCACTTTTCGATCCTGCACATAAGCCACAGCAAACCCAGTTTGCCAATTTGCATAACCTCTTGTGTATGCCATGCCTGAACTACTTAAATCCACTAAATTGCCAACCTCAACGCCCCACACAGTCCTGCCTAATTGACCTCTAGAAGCCTCTGTAAAGGCTGATTGACCTAATCTATGGGTATGCCCACAGACTACACTCTTTCCCAGCCTCCTAGCCCCATTTAAGGCTGTTTGACCCGGCACTTGACTAAGCGGAAAAGCATCACCATGAACGGCAGTCCAACCATGCGCCCAGTCTAATCCGTAAGGATGAAACTTGATGCCTAATTTGTCATAACCCATAAACTTCTCATATTGCATTTCAGGCAGATTTAAGAAGCTGGGCAATCGTTTCTTGATTGATCTGTAAAGCCTAATTCCATGATTACTGCCTACGACATCAGTTACACCAAGATAAGTTAAAACTTGTTGAGTTTGTAATCTGTCCTCATGGATGTTGCCAACCATCTCATCAATCGTGTTAGCGTTAAAACCGCCAAGTTGTGGCAGATCAATTTCATCACCAATGCAAATTGTGCGATGCGGTTTCCATTTGCTCAAAAATTTACCTACTGACTTGACTGCTGCCTCATCAAAGAATGGCACTTGTAGATCGCTAACAAAAGCGATGCGCTTAATCGTCATCCTCATCGTCAGATGGGTCTATGCTCGGAATAATCCCACCATCGCCCACAACCCAATCAGGAAATGTTTTGCGCTCAGTCATTAACCAGAATGCGTGCTCTGGTGTAAATCCTGCTTTCCTTGCAGCTTTGTAGCATTCATGCAACGCAATGTAATGCGCATCAATCTTTGATGGATCAGGAGTGTGGCGAACTACGCGCCTATTGATCTTTGTCCGTTTAGTGGTTTTGCGTGTGTTCGCCATAAATAAATTATCGCTTACTGATTAAGATAAACAGATCATCAACACGCGCTTCTAATCTGTTCAACTGATCCTTCATGCTTGACCCACCATTAGGCTTAAGTTCTTGCAAATAGGATTTAATAACCCAGCGTAGAACCAACAATATACTGCTTGCGATAGCGCATGCGCCAACGGCTAATCCAACCCATTCGTTCGGTGTCATTTAGCATTAACGCCATAATCATGCTCAGCACCGGATGTTGGGTCAATTGCTTTAGCCAATGGTGCAACTAATGAACCTAGCAAAATTGCATACTCTGGGCGGATGTCAGCAGCAATTGCCAACACGACAGTTAAACCACTAGCTGCAACAGCTCTTAGATATGACTTGATTGCTGCTTTGTGTTTCTTAGATAGTTTCATTATTTGCCTCCTAGTAGTGGGATGTTAAAAAACTCTGAATTGTTATCTTGATCTTTTTTGAAGCTGACATGTATGTGATGATTGTGCGGATTGCCTTTGTATTTACGCCAACGCCAACCAAGTAAAGGCGATGCAATACGGCTTTGATGTATTACATAACTGATGCGCCCACTAGTTTTCCCATAGGATCTAATCTGATCTGCCAAATATGTTGAAAGCCCTTTGTCGTCAGAAAGCCGAGCGTCAATATCGATTGCACGCACGCACCCTGTTGCATCTGGATTGTGGTCGCTTTTTCGTGTGCTATGTCTAGCATCACCAATCCACCCATCAGATTTACGCAAACGCTCTGGGAAGCAGTCATCAGTTTGTTCTCTTAACTGAACAGCAGCTTTAGATAACCAAGCCTTCATTAGCCAAGTATCGTTTTAAGTTCATCAGCAGTTAAACCAATGCGATCAAGGATTGCTGCCTTAGCGGTTGCCTTTGTTTCAATTTCAAGTTTTGCTGTTGCTTCTGCTTTTTGATCTGTTTCATATTGTTTAAATTCAGCAGCAGTCATTTCTCGATCAATGACTTCATTTGTTGCAAGATCGTGAATTCTAATTATTGGTTTTGCCATATTATTTCACCCCATAAAGTTCGGCTGTTCCTGTTAATAAATTTCCACCAAAATTTTGTAACGATAATGAAGTAACCGCGGTGTTATCAGACCATCCACCGCCATACGAAGAAACTTTAATTCCAGAACTTTCAAATAACGCTACATTTTGAACTAATTTGTAATTAGTTGAACTTGTATAATTATAGATTAATAAACTAAAACCATTATTTGCTGAAGTTCTTGTTGGCAGAACTTGATTGCCACCTAATGAAAAATGTGTAAAGGAAGTTATTTGATCAACCACATTGTTGCTAACTCCATCGCCATAATAATTAGCGGATGATGAATTGTTTAACCTGCAACCAAAATAACTATTTCCAGTTGCGTTTGTAACACCATAAATTAACAAAAATAAATTTTTATATGTTTGAGGAATTGATGACAAAGTAACAAGCGCACCGCTTAATGATGTTGTAGAAATTAAAGTCATTCCGCCTGATGCTGAAGTTGCCCATTCAGGAGCATTTGCACCAGAATTGACAGTTAATACTTGACCTGCTGTTCCAAGTCCTAATCTAGTTTTAACATTTGCAGTTGATGAACGATAAGCAATATCGCCAAGAGTTGTTTCAGGATTTAAGTTTTTGGTTGTTGTATCAACAGATGAACCAAGCGTGCGGATTGCAGCTGCGCCATCTTTAACCAGAGCGGTATCGTCTGGTGTTGTCCATCCATAATTAGTAGTGGTTGCCATTTTGTCCTATTCTCAGGATACGATTGTAGCGTATTCCCATGTCAATGTAGTGCTTAAAGTGTTCCATGCCTCGCCAATTGGCACAGTATTCCAACGCATCGCCACTTGACTATAAGCCACAGGCGACAAGTTAATTGTCAGGAATAATTCGTTGAATCTAGTGCTCCATGACCAACCTTCAACATATCCTTCAAACTCACCGCTAGAAATTTGAGCAGGTAGGTTCTGGATGTTTAGAGGTTGCCCCATGAATACGCCAAGCAGATTATCTCGATCACTATTATCAATCTCTGGATTTGTGATTGGAAAGGTAATGCTCTGGAATGCTGGTTGTGGAAAGGCTCGTTGAGCAATATAACGATCTGCCACAGCTTGAGCATCAACAGCTGAGTGAAGGACTGATTGAATGCTTTCGGCTTTGTAGCCATAAGTTGCAATTGATGTTGCAGATGTAGCTGTTTTCTGTGAGCCAAAATTGTTGCCATAATTGATGGCAACATCGTTTCGAATATCACCTGACCTTGTAATCGTGCTAAGTCCTTGACCTAATGCATGATTGGCACTTAGATCAACATAGCCGTTAGTTAGCAAATAGTTCTGCCTGTGGTCTGCATCTGCATAACCAATGTTGCCTTCATTGTCCTCAAACAAGTAACCAAATGCTGAGTTGGCAATCAGGCTAGCAATGTTGTAAATGGTATCTGTTTCAGCTGCTCTGTTTTCCATTGTGTAAAGACCCGGAGTGTCAATATCACCAAGTCCTAGATTTAGCGCATTAGCCCATGTTTCAGTTGCATCGTATCCTGCCCAAGTTGTAGCTGCTGGCACATCATTCCAAGTGCCAAGTAATACGCTAGACAATAGATCATATATTTGATTGCCATCCTCATCCTGTGAAATTGTGCCTGAATATAATTCTTTTGCTAATTTGACAAGTGATCCCATTGCAAGGACTGAGTATTGGATAACTGTTGCATTTGATCCAGTCGCGCCAACGCTAACTGTAATATCAGTTATGTCGCCACCAAAGATATTAACATAAGCAGCTGATGTGTTTTTAACTTGCAGACTAAAACTGTCGTTAATATCAAATGGCAATGTTTGCCCAGTTAGTGCCACAAATGTAATCTGCAAATAAGATGGATTTGGCTGCTGGTAAATATCTGTTCGACCAGCCTGATGCTGAATATCGCTTATTGCAATGTCAGTATAATCAACACCTGCTACTGTAAGGTTCCAATCGGGTGACCAAGCGGTCATTATCTGCCTACTTTTCCGCCGACTAACAATCCTGCTGATCTTGCTGCGCTTTGATTAAGCACACCTGCCACAGCTCTTGCAGCACCTTCGCCATCTATTGCATTGACTGTGATATT